TACAAAACATTCTTGCCTATCTGTAGGTAGTGAGAGGCAAAATGACACTTAGTCAACGTCTTACCAACATTTGTTCCAGAAATTAAAAGATTAAGTGTTCCTTTGGGAAGTCCACCATTAGTAATTTTATTAAAGTATTCCAAATCAAACGGAATTCTTTCTTCTTTACGATGATAGTATTCATATCTAGAATCAAAGTCTTCAATGAAGTCATGCCCAACGCTTTGATCAAAAGATACTGCCAAAGCATCAGACAAAATCTTAGGAATGGAACCTTTATCTAGAGTTTTATTCTTTCCGTCCAATATAGAAATTGACTCCAAAACTCCGTTGTAGATTGCCTGATCTTGGCAGAATTTTTCGGTCTTATCGACTAACCATTCTTGTTTACATAATTCATCTTTAGTAGATTGTATCTCATTCAGAACTTCGATACTTTGTGTATATTCTTCTTCAGATAAATTGTTTTCATTCAACTGAATGATTAAAGACTCGTAGGTAGGATTTGTATTATATTCTCCCACAAAGTCTTTAATCTGCTCATAAATTGTCTTTTCAGTTCTATCAGAGAAATATTCGGATTTAATAAAAGGCAAAACCTTTCTAGTATAATCCTCATCATATATTAAATGCTTTAAAATAGCATGTTCAATTCTCATCAAACCTCCTCGGTTTCTGATTTCAGCCTTTGTTCAATCAATGAAACTAAAATATTTCCAATATGATTTTTAAAATCATCTTCGCTCTCCAAATCATCATTACCATTATTATCTATAATATCATAATTAAAAGATAGCACTGGATTATTTGGATCTTCATCAATCGAAACACCACCATATCGATAGACAACTCCAGCATATTCTCCAGCTAGTAATTTTATATCAATATTATCAGACACCTCTTCTGGAATAACAAATTTGAAATCCACTCCTTCCAAATATTCTTTATTAATCATCTTCTTCTTCTCCATATTCACTATCTTGATTTTTGTTAAACTCTTCTTCAATATCATTATCAGAAATGATAGCATGAGAAGAAATAGCGTAGCGTTCATAAATGTCATTCTTAAACCTTTCAGAATTCAAAATTGGTTCCCAAAACTCTTTTGTATTGGTTTCTTTTAATCTATATTTTTTATCTTCAACTTCTCCAGTTTCTTTATTAACTCTGGAATACCATCCATTAGATGGTTTCATAACAAACCCAAGTTCCAAAGCAATATCAATCAAACCAGAATATTTACTAACCCCATTATCAAAAGAAATATTAATTGGAATTTTGGACTTTTCTCTAACATACCTGGATTTTTCTACATTAATAATGAAGTTATATCCAGACAATTCTGTACCATCCTTTTCTTGTTGGCGACCAAGGATATAAATATTGTCTGCCGAATAATAACTCCCCGTGTTGTGTGTTACCACATTATTTTCAAGCACATAATGTTCAGCGTCTTTAACTGAAATATCATAAACTTTATGTCTTCCAACCGACTTAATTGATTTAATAGTTTTAGTCCATTTATTAGACCATTTAACTGATTTAATTTTCATAATTTAGTTTCCTCTTACAATTTTCATTATGCCATCTTTTCAAATTAGAAGCTGTTGTTACTACATCACAATACTCACCTTTATACTTTGGTTCTGGATTCAATTTTCTAGGATTAACCCAATCAGGACTATTACACAATTCATCATTTTTAGAAACTCTTACAATTTCTTTTGTATATAAATTCTGAATCTTAATATATTGCCGATTCCATTCCTACTTTAAGATCTTTTGCTTCAATCCATTCCCCATTAATTTCCCCACCAATTAAGAATTTGTGTCTATCAGAACAAATAACTTTGTATCCATCCTCAAACTCTATCTCAAAACATTCTGGTTCACCATCATCCAATGTATCAGGATTCCATGTTGCCGTAACTTCTTTATCGCCAATCAAAGTTTTAACAAAGTCTCCCACAGAAATTTCTTCAATATTTTTAAATGTATCGTTCGAAAGTTGGATTTTAGTTCCTGCAACCAAACAACCACCACCAACAATATCCTTTGCATACAATTCCATAGTTTTGTATGTATGATTTACTGCTACCAAAGGAATATCCTTTAGAGTCAAATGTGGAGTAACCATACGGAACAGACTCTTTAATTGTTTTGCACGAGTCATATCAGCAGCAGACTTTCCTTCCAATGCATCATCCACCTCTTTCTTGGAGGCAAGATTACCAATAGAATCGATAAGAATAATAATCTTATCTCCGCGTTCAATGTTATTCATTTGCTGCATAATATCAAACTTCAGTTCTTCCACATTTACAATAGGAACGTGGAAAACACGATTCAAATCAATCCCAAAAGATTTGAAATATGATTGCGGCGATCCAAATTCGGAATCATAAAACATTAATACAGCATCTGGATATTTATCCATATATGCCTTTGCCATCAAGAGGGAAAATCCAGTCTTGAACATCTTGGAAACTCCAGCCCACATGGTAAACCCGGAGTGGAATCCACCATCGATTCTAGCAGAAAATGCAATGTTTAATACAGGAATTGATGTAGTAACAAAATCCTTATCCGCAAAGAATTTCGATTTGGCAAGGATAGAAGATTCTTTAATAGTGGAATTCTTCTTCAATTTATCTAATACACTCATAATAACCTCTTTTAACTAAAAAAAATCTTCAATAGTATTTCTCTTTTCCGTATCCCACCCAACAATTTCTGTCAACGGTTTTAGTGGTTCCAGAAAGACCTTCTCAAACATCATATTATAATCCACATAGCCCAATAAATCAAATTCTTTTGGAAGTTTTTCTGGGAAAGCTATAACATTTTCCCGAATTGGGTTTGGGACTCGTAAATAACAATATTTGATTTTATCCCCATCCTTTATATATTCATAAGTTGAATTCAATTTTGAATCATCAAGAAATTTATTATACATGATAGATGCTCTTACATGTATTGGAGTTCCTTTCTTATAAATCATGCTTGAGTCATGATACTTGTTTATACCATTAACTCCCTTGGAAAAAGATATTTGTTCAATTTTAAATTGATTGAACTTATTCTTAAAATCGACTACAAATGATTGAAACTTTACTTTATCTTCGTCTAGAATCATCTTTAAACAATCCTTCAAAGCAACTCTAACCAATGCGGGGGTTGTCGATTGAACAATCTGTAATCCTGTTACTTTAATCTTGGGTTCCGAGTAGATTACACCTTCGTTAGAATATACATTAAGAGCATATCGCTTTTTTCTCGTAAAGATCGAAGTTGAGCAAATCTTCTCTAATTTATACTTGAGTTTGTTATCATAAGAGTTTACATAATCTGATAACTCATCACAAAATTTATCAATTTCTGGTTGTATTTTGTTTGTAGCAGACTTTAGCAAAAAATCGACAATCTTATTGGGAGGAGTGCCTTCTGGACATACATGATTTACCAAACCATTCAAAGATAAAAACAATGAATCAGTATCACCACCAATAATATAATCTTCATCGGTTTTAAGAATATTATTAAGATATGCATTAATCTTATTAGCAACCCATCTATTAGAAAGCTGTCCTTCCATAGTAATTGCTTCGGCTTGACGAACATCAAAGAATCTAAAAAATTTAGTTCCAAGACATCCATACAAACTATTCAAACAAAGTTTCATAGCATTTTGAAGATTGTTAAATCTTGATATCTCAAAACTCAACCTTTCTTTTTCGAGAATTAAATTGGGATCTGTCTTATCCGTCTTCAGTTTAGCATCAATAACTTCATATTCCTGTTGAGCAGAAATCATTTTCTTTTTATATTCTTGTCTAGCCTTGAACATCTTTTCAACCATTTCTGGAAGAAATCCTTTACGATCAGTCCTAAAGAATTGTCCATTGGGTGTCAGAGTCACATTATTCTCTTTTAACTTATCTAACTGAATCTTTTTTTCTAGAAGATTATCAACGGATATTGGCTGAGAAAGAATATTCTTCATATCATCAGTATAATCTTTGGGATCTACTAATGTTTCTGGAGAAACATTTTTACCCATAATAATAGATGGATATAGACTGGTTGCATCTAGAGTTACAATCCATTTATGCATTCCGGGTTTAGTCGGCTTTACAAAAGCTCCCTCATACTGTTGATCTTCGCCAATTACATTTTGTGGAATTTGGATATTCTTCTTTTTCAAATAATCATAAACAAGAGCATCCCACATTTTAGTCTGTTGAAATATATCATCGAAATTGGTTTTTGAATTATATGAAAGAGTTAATCCAAGTTCGAATAACTTACATTTATGATCTAAACTCTCAACCAACTCAACGTCTTTTAAGTTATATTCATAGAACTTTTGTTTATCTTCCTCATATAATTTATGAAGAGAACCCTCAAATTCAATCTTATTTTCACCAATTTCCACTTCGGCAATATAGTCTAATTTATAGCTCTCTTGAGAACTTCCTCCCGGTTGATACTTCTTATATAAATCTATATAATCCAAAGATGACACCCCAACAATAGTATATGTCTTATCTTCGTCATATCTACCAAACTTCTCATTAAATTTTCTTGTCGATTTTTCTTGGATAAATCCCCAAGGAGAAAGTTTCTTCGTTTCTTGTACTCCAACAATTTTATTAAATCTATTAACTATGTAAGGAATATCGAATCCGGCAGTATTCCATCCAGAAACTGCATTTGGATAATCCATACTCCAAACATCAATAAACTTTTTAATCAAAGTATATTCATCTTTACATTTGATATAATATACATTATCAGGAGATTTGAAATCATGGTATCCGAACAAATAATATTTCTCTTCTCCATAGAATTTTAGAGCAATAGAAATTATTGGTTGATGAGGATCATCTGCTGATGCGAAACCTCCCCGTTCCGGATCAGAGTTTACTTCAATATCGACAATGGCAATACGAATTTTAGAAAAATCCCATTCTATATCATCAGGAAACAAATCAGAAATAAAACAATATTCATACTTAGTATTCCCGTAAATCGAAAAATTGTCAACTTGAGAATACTGAGCAATGAATTCTTTACACTTCTTTATAGACCCCGGCTTCCTCTTTTGAAGATATTCTCCATAAATTGTTTTATAAGGAGATTTCTCTGTAGTTGGAACATAAAGCGAGGGCGAATATGGAACTTTGGTTCTTATCTTTTTCCCGTTTTTAATACCAATATACAAAATATTATCGCCATATTGCTTGGCATTCAAATAAAAACTGGACATTAAGACCTCTTAATTAAATAGAATATTTTTTGAAGGTGTGATGATTCCGGAACCAAAAATAGAATTATATTGTTGTAGGAACTCTTCGCCAGCTTCGCATTCAAATATAATATGATTCTTGTTAAGAGTCAAGACGGTATTTTTACTTTGCCCCGTATGTACAGGAAACGGCAAAAATCCAAATGTTGGAATAGCATCAGTTCTTGAGGGTATTACAGAAATTTGTACAGGATTCGTTAATGTGATCTTATCTCCCGATTCTTCGAATTCGGCCATAATATCTTCACCAGAAACCAATTTAAAACATTTTACATTCATTATTTTTCTCCATTAGTAACTTTCAAAACCGGCGAACCATTCCTAACTTGGATGGGAATAATCCTATCACCAAGACTTTCGTTTAATTTAAATTTAATGTAGTCTTCATAATTATTAGCTTTTTCGTCATCCATAGACGAAACATCCATGTAAACAACTACTTGATCTGTATCACCCAATCTTAAAATTTCAAAATCCAATCCAGAATAAGAAACCAATACAGGATTTCCTTTTTCTTTAATATATTTTACAAATTCGTCATCTCTTACAAAAGCTAACTTTTCAGTCGCTTCGTCCGGAGTCATCTCTGATGTATCAACTTTAATAATTAAAATATCATCTTTTTGTAGTTTAAGTTTTAAAAACTCAATTTCTTTTTCCCTATCTTCCATTTTCACCTCTATAATTTTACTACTGGAATCCCACAATCTTGTAGGAATTTAATACCAGAAGAATCTCTATAATCTTGATCATAATAGACTTTCGTAATTTTTGCTCCGTAAATTAATCTAGAGCAAACATAACATGGATTGTGTGTTACAAACATTATTCCCCCTTCTGAGGATTCGTGCGAACACGCCAATTTCATTATTAGATTTTCTTCCGCATGAGAAACTTCTGGTTTTGTTTTTAACCCAATTACAGGATCTATATACTCACAAATATTATCCCAACCGCGAGGAGTACCATTATAAGAAAACCCTATAATATTATCATTTTTCACAATGATAGCTCCAACTTTTAATTTAGTTGCTGTCGAGAGTTCCGCCGTTCTTTTAGCTACATCCATATAGTATCGGATTAGTTTTTCTTTCATACATCAAAATCTTCTTTTTCAAAGACACTCTCCCAAGTAGGTTTTCCATGTAGAGCACATTCTGTAAAATATCTAAGATCATCATGAATATCTTCCAAATACTTCTTAGGAGTCGAAGGATTTACTAAAATCTCCGAAAGAATGATTGCAGCAATATGATAGAATTTAACCTCTTCGGTTTCAAAAATAGTACTATAATTCGGATCAGAAGAATTCAATCTTTCGAATGCCAAATTTCTGCCTTCTCGTTTAATAAATTTATCGTGATTGCATCTAAAAGCCCATGCTGCTTTTACATAAGTCTTTCCATCTTGATCGAATACATCCGATGCAATAGTAATATCACGTTTACGATATAAATTTCTGACATACAAATATTTCAAATTGGACATAAAAACCTCAATTATTTGTTGGGAACAATTTCCATGCTATCTTTTTTCATGTAGAAAATCTGACTATCCTTCTCAGATTTTTTAACTCCTATGAAATCATTGCCATCGATAGTTTTGGATGGAAAATCTTTTGATGTGTAATACACAACATTATTAATTTTGCTACGTACCATTGTTAATGGTACAGAAGTCTTCTTTCTCATGTCTAGCCTCATGCAATAAGTTATTATAATATATATTGCCTTAAAAGTAAAGGGGGCATAAGCCCCCTTTGCTTATTTTTCTTTGTCTGCAGTATCTTCTGTAAGAAGAGCAGTGTTTTGCGAGATTCCGATTGGAATCTTTCTTGGTCGTTTTTCTTCTGGAATTACATTTTCAATAGAAATTTTCAAAATTCCATCTACAACATCAGCATATCTTACAACTGATGTATCAGATAAAGTGAAAACGTGTTTAAAATCGCGTTTAGCTAAACCATGATGTAAATACTCTACTTCAGAATCCGATTTCTCAGAAACACCAGAAACATGAAGTTTGTTGTGGTTTGTTTCTACGCTAATATCGTCTTTGCTAAATCCAGCAACAGCAATTTGAATTTCATAATTATACATATCAAATTTGACGATATTATATGGTGGATATGTTGGTGCTTTGTTTGTTCCTACCATTCTGTCTAGCTCTTCCATCGTAGAAAATAGACGATCAAAGCCAACAGTTGCGGGTAGTAATGATTTTCCGTATGGATATGTCATGATGTTTCTCCTAATTTATAGCGAGTTATTGTAAATAACTTCCCCGAAGGCGAAGTTTGACGAGAGGAATATTTTAATTGCCTATCCTCTCACTGCAATTCCCATCCCGATGGGTATAACTATTTATATCAAATGTTATTATTTTTCTTAGATCCAATTGAATATTTATGATGTATTTCCCAATCAGATTTTTCTTTATGCGTCAAAATTTTAATTTGACTCAAATCTACTGTATTATTTTTGATTGCATTTTCATTAGAAATTTTTAATAGTTCCCAATCTTGTAGAAGCAATGAGATACTATTTCTTCTAGCCAAATCGTTTTCGGAAATATCTGTAGGTCTTCCATCTAACGCAAAAAGCTCTTTAAAATGAACAATACGATAAAATCCTCTCTTATGTAGAATGTAGCAACTAGGATATAATGTTCTTTCTTTTCTAGATGCTACTCCGATTCTACTTAGAGTTTCTCTAATTTTTAGAAATGCTTCTTCGTTGTCTAATAGAATTTCAACTCCATGTCCCTTAAATATATCATCCGTCATAATTTTCTCCAAATAACAATGTGTATAAGTTATTTATTATTTGGAGTTTTTCCACCTTTATCTAATTTTTCTCTAATGATTTTAACATCTTCTGGCGATAATAATGATAAAACTTGCTTTGCTTTGTTGGAAGAATATCCAAAATATTCCTTAATATACTTAATATCGGGATTTTCCGTATATTTAACCCATTTTGCGTATCCTCTTTTATAGCCTTTAATGGAATAAAAAAGATAGTCATACTGTAATTTCTTATCTAAATGTGGATTCATGTTCATCTGATTAACATAAAAAATCGCATCTATATGACTAGATAGTGCTTTATTAACAATAAATGGATTATATTCTTTTTCTTCTTCTTGGGAGAGTATATACTCCTTAGTTTGTAATATAGATGGGACTATATCTTTAAATATGTCCATCACTTAAACTCCGCTTCAATCATTAACTCCGTGAAAAATCCCATAAATTGTATTTCTTGATCGGCAACAAACCCGCTTTGAAATTGATACTTAGCCAAAATTAGAATAACTGCAGGTATAGAGCTAGGTTTTAGAAAATCATATAATCCGTCATACACTTTTCTATAAATGATATTATGATCATTATCCACGTTAGCAACAATCCATTCCTTAACAGCAGTAAGGTTCTTTTCTTTAAGACTTTTAATCAATTCTTTCAGTTGAAGTTCGCCAACTTGAGATAAAATACCCGAATCAATTTTTCCATGAATGGAATATCTCTGAATCTCATTAAGAATACGTCTGTTATCGGGATACCATTTGTTTACAAATGTGGCAACAACTTCCTTATCAAACTCGATCCCTTCTGCTTCAAGTATAGTACAAACTCGTTTGAAAAATTGTATAATAAGTTTCTTCTTTTCTATTTTGTTAATAGTAAAGTTAACTACAGCACACCTAGAATGAATTGGTTCAATAATTTTATTCGCATAATTACATGTAAGAATAAAAGTACAATTACTTGAATATTTCTCCAAAAAATTTCTAAAAGCATCTTGAAAATTTCGAGTTGCGGCATCAAATTCATCCAGAATAACAACTTTTCTTCCTCCAGAAAGAGATACCGAAGAAGCGTAGTTTGAAATTTTGGTTCTTAGAGTATCAATACCATTCTCATCAGAAGCATTGATAAAAAGATAGTCACAACCAACCTCATTACAGAGAGCTTTAGCAATAGTAGTCTTTCCAGTACCAGCACCACCAACCAATAGTAGATTAGGAATTTCCTTTCGATTTACATATTCTTGAAAAGTACTTTTTGTATTTTCGGGAAGAATACAATCTTGTACTTTCGACGGGCGATATTTTTCAACAAATAAGAAATTATCAACATTCATAACAAAGACCTCAAATATAAATCATCAAATAAAAGCCGTCCTTGGCTCGAAAGTTACTTAACTATTTTCAGTAACAATTCCTTCATAGAGTAATTCAAACTCTTCTTGTTCTGCAACCACTTCGTTATAATTCTTCTTGTGATATGTCTTTGCCATTTTTCGAATAATTTTCTTCGGAATCTTCAATTCTTCGTGAACTGAATTGATAATTTCCTTCAGAGTATCGCGTTGAGCTTCTTGCATTGTCATAACATCGGACAACTCTTTCATGCCAGTCTTTAAAACGCGAAGTTCTTCTTCAGTAAATGTTCCAAATGTAGAAGCGACAGTCTTAGTCATATAATCCTCTGTTAGTTATAAGTTGATGAGTTTTCGGTAGCAATGTAATAAACAAGCCCCAATGCAGATTCTGTAAATTTAGCCAATCCCTTAGAACAAATTTCTACTTCATAACTTCCGGGAAGAATCTTCAGATTCTCAGTTCTAAAAACGGTTTTATACTTAGCTCCATTAGCATCTACATTCATGGAAATAGAGTTTGTATGAACCGAGTCATCATTTACATCAAAAGTAATTAAACTTACTACCTCCCCATCACTTTCAATAGCTACATTAGGAGATCCCAAAACATTTGCAGTTCTAAGTAACCAATTAAAATCTTCCTCCGAAAGAGTAAACTTTACATCTACAGTTGGAATTTGTGGACGTACATTAGGAGCCGCGACAATCATAGACGGATCTGTAAATCTATACTTGATCTTAGATCGTCCACCATATCCCTTGATGATAATATGCTTAGAATCAAATTCTAGTTCCGCTCCGTCCTTAAAAAGTGACATGACAGATAAAAAGTTATTCAGATCATAAATCCCAAAATTTTGGGGAATAGTTT